GGAAGACTGCTAACACGAATAACTGGCCTTACCTTGAGGTCAACCCTGACGTTACGGATGGCTCCGGTAGCGTTATGCCGTTGCCGCAACGCGCCCAGCCGCCTATGGCCTCCTCGGGGCTGTTGCAGGCTAAGGCAGGCGCGTCGGACGACATCAAGTCCACCACAGGGCAGTACGACAGCAGCATTGGCGCTACGTCCAATGAGCGGTCGGGCAAGGCAATCTTGGCGCGTGAACGGCAAGGCGACACCGGCACATACCACTACGTAGACAACCTGGCTCGCGCCATCCGCTACGTCACGCGTCAACTCGTTGACCTTATCCCGAAGATTTACGACACCCAGCGCATTGCCCGCATCATCGGCATTGACGGCGAGACCAAGACCGCCAAGATTGACCCGCAGCAGCCCATGCCTGTCCGCGAAATTGTGGACGAAAACGGCATTGTGATTGAAAAAATCTACAACCCGTCTGTTGGCAAGTACGATGTTTGCGTGACCACCGGCCCGTCGTACATGACCAAGCGCCAGGAGTCGATGGAGGCTATGTCTCAGATTTTGCAGGGTAACCCGCAACTGTGGCAGGTGGCTGGTGACCTGTTCGTCAAGAACATGGACTGGCCCGGCGCTCAGGAAATGGCAAAGCGTCTGCAAAAGACTATTGACCCCAAGCTGCTTCAGGACAACGACGAGAATCCTGCGCTGGAAGCCGCGAATCAGCAGATTCAGGCGATGGGGCAGGAGATGGAGCAAATGCACCAGATGCTCCAGAACGTCCACAAGTCTATCGAGGCGCAAGAGCAGCAGCGCAAGGACTACGAGTCTGAAATCAAGGCGTACCAAGCCGAGACGCAGCGCATCAGCGCCGTGCAGGCCGGTATGTCTGAAGAGCAGATTCAGGACATCGTGGCAGGCACTATTGCCGCCGCTATGCACACGGGCGACCTGATTGGCAATATGCCGGAGCAGCAGATGCCCGAGTTCAGCGAGGGCGAACAGCCCGGTTTTGACCAAGGCAGGATGTCCATGCAGGGTGGCGAGATGCCAATGCAGCAGCCGCCACAGGAGATGATGTCGTGAAGCCCTCGGAATTTGTCGGACTGCTGTTCCTTGCCCGTGATGTGGCGCACAGCACTCACCTGAACACCCGTTCCTACGCCAAACACGTTGCGTTGCAGGAGTTTTACGAAAACATCGTAGACCTTGCCGACAAGTTTGCCGAAGCGTATCAGGGCTACCACGGGCTGATTGGCCCCATTTCCGTACCTGCCGCCAAGAAGACTTCCAACATTGTGGAGTTCTTGCAGGGTCAGGTTGAGGACATTGAGACGGGTCGCTACAAGGTCTGTGACCGCGACAACACGCCTATCCAGAACATCATTGATGAAATTGTGGGGCGTTACTACGCCTCGCTCTACAAACTGCGCTTCCTCGCGTAATGAAGAGGTATATGTATTCCAATACGCCGATTGTGGACCTAAGGTCTGCAACCGAGTATTGGATACGAGAACCCGAAGGCGGGACTACACCTCCGGCTACTACGTTTACTGTGCTTAGCTCTACCGGCACGTCGTACTCTGTAAGTCGCAACGTGCTAGACAGTCTCGGCGTGTCTTATGCGGTTGGCGGCACTGTGCTGGCAGCTAACGGCACAGCCTACAATCCAATTTAGGTAAGTCATGGCAAATCTTGAAGTCATTGCCCTTGATACCGTAACGCCGCAGCTTAAGGCTCCGCAGGCGGGTGACGGCTATGCCATGCCGCGTCCCGTTGCTGTTACCGGCACTTTTGATGTTACTGGTGCGGCTACGGCTACATCGCTGGCATTAGGCGGCGCAACTTTAGGCGCAAACGCCCTTGCTGTTACTGGCAGTTCCTTGTTAACGGGTTCTTTGCAACTTGGTGGCAGCGATTTAATTCTTACTCGCAAGGCCGCCGCTTCTTTGCAATTAGGCGCTACTGATGCCGCCGTTGCTGTAGCGCAGACTCTTAACGTACAAAGTGTTTTAGCAGGTACTAGTAACACCGCTGGTAAAAATTTTACCATTAATGGCAGTCGAGGAACTGGCTCTGGTAACGGCGGTAATATCCTTTTTCAAGTAGCCCCGGCAGGCGTAGCTGGTACAACACAAAATGCTTTAACCTCTGCGTTGGCTATTGGGGGTAGCGGAGGAGTTACAGTTTATGGTTCAGCAAACAACACCGCGCTTAGTTTGCAAGGCCTTACGCAAACTAATTCTTTTCCGCTTATTGACGGCATTCAAACTTGGAACAACGCCGCTACTGTTTTTACTGGCGTTAAGTTAAATTTTACTAGCAGTGGAAGTGATGCAACTTCGTTATTAATGGACTTGCAACTTAATGACATTAGCCAATTTAATGTTGGAAAAAATGGAACTGTTGCGGCAAACGGTCTAAACCTTATAGACAATGTTTCGCAATTAACTTTTGGATTTTCAAGCGACCTTATTCTTACCCGCAAACAAGCAGGTAAATTGCAATTTGGTGCAGCTGACGCCGCGGCTCCCGTAGCGCAAACCATCGGTCCGCAAAGCGTCGTTGCGGGCACTAGCAACACCGCTGGTCAAAACTTTACCGTCAGGGGCAGCCAAGGTACGGGTACGGGCGCTGGCGGCAGCATCCTGTTTCAGACGGCTCCAGCGGGTGGCGCTGGTACAGCGCAAAACGCGCTAGTCACACAACTTACAATTTCTTCTGGCGCAATCACAAGTGCGTCAGGAACTGATTTTGTATCTAACGGTAATTTTCAACTTCCCGGTACTTATCAAATTAGAGCGTCTTCTAATTTAAGAATTGCATTTCCGTCCGATGGCGTTGTAACGCTTCTCAACTGGGCGTCTACAGATTTTGGACGTTTGCAACTTGGCGGCACTACATCTTCGTTCCCCGCAATCAAGCGTTCTACCACTATTGTCCAAATTCGCCTTGCAGATGACTCGGCTTACGCTCCGCTAGAAGGCAGCACTTTACGCACCGCAACTGCCTACACCGTTGCCACGCTTCCCGTTGCCGGTAGCGCGGGCCGTCGCGCTTACGTCACCGATGCTCTTGCCCCGACGTTTCTTGGCACTATGACTGGTGGCGGTGCAGTAGTAACCCCCGTTTTTGATAACGGCACCGCATGGGTTGCAGGTTAAGGAACTAATATGGCTATCACCTACGTCACCAACGTCAACGCTGTATCTTGCTACCCCGTGCAGCCCCACCCCGACTGCGTGTTCAACGTGGCTTGGGTCGTGTCGGGAACTGATGGAACCTACAACGCAGCGGCGTATGGCTCAACCGACATCCCCTATGTGGCGTCTGACGTTTACGTCCCTTACGCAAACCTTACCCAAGACATAGTTGTTTCTTGGGTTAACCAGTACGGGGCAGAGGCAGTGGCTCAGGCTAAAAAGACAGTATCCGACGCTATTGCCCTCAATTACAACCCAAATGAACCGGTATCCCCGCCTTTGCCGTGGAATGTGCCGGTGGCGCAAACCGGCTAATCGGTTAGACTAACGGCATCACTAGGAGTTTTGTATGTCCATCGCCCTAAAAGCCATCACCGCCCGACTGGGGTATCAGCAGATTACCTCGCTGAGTTCCGCTACCAGTCTGACCGTCCCGGTTACCGACCTGAACGGCCTGTCCTGCCGCCCGTCCATTGCCATGATTACGCCTGAGACCCAGGCGGTGCGCTGGCGCGACGATACGGCTCCGACCGCCTCCGTGGGTATGCCCTTGGCTGCTGGCGTCACGCTCCAGTACGACGGCGACCTGACCAAGATTCAGTTTATTGAGCAGACCGCTGGCGCGAAGCTCAACATCAGTTACTACGCTTAAGGGGTTGCCATGAACATCTCAGGTGACACCGGCACAGGAACGATTGACCTGCTCAAGCTGGTAGAAGAACTGCCCAAGAACTTGGTGCATATGGCGGCTCTCCGTGACGAACTTGCCAAGCGGCAGGGTGCTGTCTCGGCAGTGGAAGCCTCGCTAAAGGCTAGCGAAGAAGCGCAGACGTATGCCAAGAAGACCAAGGCAGACGCTGATGCGTTAAGGGACGAAGCCAAGGCCAAGCACGACGCTGCTACTGCCAAGGAAAAGGAACTGGAAGCCAAAAAGAAGGCTTTTGGTGACGAGCAGGTCGCTACGGCAAAGGCTAACGATGCTGCTGCCAAGGCGCTGGCTGACCGCGAAAAGAACGTCACTAGCCGCGAGCAGTCTGCGGACAAGCGCGATGCTGATTTGCAGGCCAAGTTGGAAGCGTACAACGCCGAAAAAGCTACGTTTGACGAGCGCGTAAAAGCGTTCCAAGCCAAGGTTTTGGCGCTTACCGTTTAAGGAACCATCATGGGCATCAAGATTTCCAACCTTCCTTCCGCTACCACTCCGCTGACTGGTTCGGAGCTTGTGCCTGTGGTGCAGGGCGGCGTTACGGCTAAGGCCGCAGTGTCTACTATGTTGTCTGGTAGCACGGGCGCGGCGTCTGTTGGTTTTGCCCCTACTGGCACGATTGCAGCCACAACCGTTCAGTCTGCAATCAGCGAGGTTGTGACAGACCTGTCAGCCTCGTCTGGCTCGTCACTGGTTGGCTTTTTGCAGTCAGGTACGGGCGCTACGTCGCGTACTACGCAAGCCAAGTTGCGCGATACCTTGAATGTCAAAGATTTTGGAACCATTGGAAACAGCACGACAGGCGACGACGCTGTTTTTCAAGCGGCTATTGATGCGGTGTCCAAGATATCCGATGACACGGGCGTTCAGGGTACGCTGTCGTGGACGGGTACAATTTACTTGGCATCGCCCAAAAAGTTTGGCAAAAACATTCGGCTGGTTGGCGGCGGGCGTGGATTCAGTTCTGTTATCAAGCCTTTGGCATCGTTTTCTGGCTCATATGTATTCAGCATTGACGGCGATGATTGCATTGGCGGGTATGCGTTTCGCGTGCGCCACGAAGGTTTTACCATTGACAACAGCCTTATCACTACCAAGGCTCAAATTCCAATTTGCTATGTAATTGATAAAGCCTATGACATTGCTTTGAGAGATGTGTGGCTGTACCAAGTACGCGGCACTGGCATTCAAGTTGGTGCCAGCAATTACGTTTTGATTGAAGATTGCTCTTTGTACGGCGTTACAAACAGCGCCGCTGATTCTGAATATGGCATTCGCGTTTTGTCATACGGTTCTGGCGGTGGTGGCGGTGGTGTAAAAATCATCAATCCCGATATTGAGGTTTGGTACAGCGGCATTTCTCAGGAGTCCACGGGCCGCGTTGAAATCATCAACCCCTACGCTGAACGCAACATCATTGGCTGGCAGGGCATCGGCACGACTTCTGGCGAACTTGTTGTTGTTGGCGGTCAAGTAGAAAGCCCTGGCGCATCTGGCATTGCCGCGTATATTAACGGCGACAATGTGTCGGTTTTTGGCGGCACCTACAAGGCAAACGGCGGCTCCGGCTTGCTTGTTTCCACAACTCAAAGAAACGTAAACACGCAAATTGTTGGCGTTTGTGGCGATATTACGGACGCTCGTAATTACGCCAACAAACAAATAGCCGATACTACTCGTTGGTATCCGTCCAATGTTTTTAATCAGAAAGACGTTTCAGACAACGTAGCAACAAATTTCTACACCATCACGGTTCCGTTTGTTTCTACTTACTTTGGTGTTTGTGAAGTTACGGTAAACGCAAGAGACAATTCTGGTTACTCGTTGTGGACTGCCAAGTACCGGTTTGCCTTTAGCAATCCTGACGGAACCTTGCGTACCACCGCCGTAACCGAATACGGCAAAGCCAACGTCAACATTTCTGCCAACTACTCACTGGCAATCACCTGCGCCTTGTCGTCTGCCGGAACAACTATTACTTTCCAAATTACGGGTGATTCCGGCGGTGCGCTTGGCAACGGTCAAAGCCCCCGCATCAGCACCAAGGCTGAAATGGTGCAGTGGGATTCCAGCGGTCCCGTTTACATTCAGGCTGTCTAATGAATATGCCTCCCATCGACAAACAAGCGCACTTTTGGTGGGGCTGGGCTATCGCCGCCACCCTGTACCCCGTCAGCCTGTGGCTGGGCATCTTTGTCGCTGCCCTTGTGGGCGCGGCTAAGGAGTTCTGGGACGCGCAGGGGCATGGGACGCCCGATGCTAAAGACTTTGCCGCAACGGCCCTTGGCGGGGCTGTGGGTGGCTTGTGTTGCCTATTGTTGACTTCGCTATAGCGCGGAGTAGACTAACCGTACTGGTGCGGCCCATCAGGGATTCTACGGAATCACAAAATGTCTGAAGAAGTTGAGGTTGTAGCGGAAGTCACCCCCGCGCCGGAACAGGTCGCCACGGCAGCACCTGAGGCCGCAGTAGTTGAAACGCCGGAGGCTGAAGTCACGCCCAAGTCCTTCACTCAGGAGGAACTGGACGCCGCCATCAGCAAGCGTCTCGCAAGAGAGCAGCGTAAGTGGGCAAGGGAACAGGCCATGCAGGCGGCGCAAGCCGTACCGCAGCAGCCGCTGGAAATCCCGCCGATGGAGCAGTTTGAGTCGCCGGATGCCTACGCGGAAGCGTTGGCGTACAAGAAGGCACACGAACTCATCCAGCAGCGTGAAATGCAGCGGATGCAGGTTGAGACCCTGTCGGCTTATCACGAACGTGAGGAAGTGGCGACCGAACGCTATGCGGACTTCAAGCAAGTCGCATACGGTGACCATGTCCGAATCACGCAGGTGATGGCTGACACCATTCGCTCTTCTGAAGTTGGCCCGGACGTAGCCTACTACCTCGGTTCCAACCCCTCGGAAGCGTCGAAGATTGCCGACCTGCCGCCGTTTTTGCAGGCGAAGGAGATTGGCAGGCTGGAAGCCAAGCTGCTGTCCAACCCGCCAGTCAAACGCTCAACTTCTGCGCCACCGCCGATTGCACCTGTTTCTGCCCGAGGGGCTAAACCCCCGGCCTACGACACCACCGACCCGAGGTCTATTAAGACCATGAGTACGTCGGAATGGATTGAGGCTGACCGCCGCAGACAGATGGCTAAGTGGGAAGCGCAGCGCCGATAACCCGTTACAACCAATTGAGAGGAACATTCCGTGAGTAATTCACTGCTGACTATTGACATGATTACGCGCAAGGCGCTCCAGATTTTCGAGAACGAACTGGTGCTGACCCGTAACGTAAACCGCGCCTACGACGACTCGTTCGCCGTGGAAGGTGCCAAGATTGGCTCCACCCTGCGTATCCGTCTGCCGGACCGCGCTCTGGTGACCGACGGTGCTGCCCTTCAGGTGCAGGACGACAACGAGCAGTACACCACGCTCGCCGTGTCCAACCAGAAGCACATCGGCGTCAACTTTACCAGCGCCGAATTGACCATGCAGTTGGACGACTTTGCTGACCGCGTGCTGAAGCCGCGTATCAGCCAGTTGGCTGCCTCCGTGGACAACGACGTTGCCAACGCCTACAAGAGCATCTACCAGTCGGTCGGTACTCCTGGCACCACGCCCAGCACTTCGCTGGTGCTGTTGCAGGCGCAGCAGAAGCTGGACGAGCAGGCTGCTCCCCGTTCGCCGCGCTACGCGACGGTTAACCCGGCTGCCAACGCTGGTCTGGTCGAGGGCTTGAAGGGTCTTTTCAACCCGAACGCCACCATCAGCAAGCAGTTCAAGTCGGGCATGATGGCTGAAGGCGTCCTCGGTTACGAGGAAATCAACATGAGCCAGAGCATCGTGCAGCACACGACTGGTTCGCGTTCGGCTACGGACACCATCCTTGTTAACGGCGCGGTTACCACTCAGGGTGCAACGACGTTGGCAATCGACGGTGGCACGGGTTCCGCTACGTTTGCGGTTGGTGACGTGTTCACCATTGCTAACGTGTACGCGGTCAACCCGCAGACCCGTCAGTCCACTGGCTCGCTCCAGCAGTTCACGGTGACGGCCCTCGCCACCGCGTCCTCGGGTGCATGGGCTAGCGTGTCGGTCTCCCCCGCCATGTACACCTCGGCTAGCGCCCTCGCCACCATCAACGCCTTCCCGGCTGACAACGCTGTTGTGACGGTGCTTGGCACGGCTTCTACGGCGTACCCGCAGAACCTCGTGTACCACAAGGACGCCATCACGTTCGCCACTGCCGACCTCCTGCTCCCGCAGGGTGTGGACATGGCGTCGCGTCAGGTGCATAACGGTATTTCGCTGCGTGTCGTGCGTCAGTACGACATCAACAACGACCGTATGCCTTGCCGTATCGACGTGCTGTACGGCTACGCTGCTATCCGCCCGGCAGGTGCCACGCGGATTTGGGGCTAACCGCCCTATCGTGACCCCGGTGTAACAGCCGGGGTTACACATTTATACAAAAGTTTGCAAGTTTAAGGAGTTTATCTCATGGCATTTCCTACCCTTGGTGGTGGTTATCAGGTTACGGACGGCAACGTCAACGAACTTCAGATTGTTATCCAGTCCACTCCGACGACCATCACGACTGGCTCCGGCACCCTCACGGCGGCTCAGTTGCTTACGGGCATCGTGGTCACCAGCAACGCCACGCCTGGCACCCAGACGCTGCCCACCGTGGCACTGCTGGAAGCCGCGTTGGTCAACCCGAAGGTGGACGCTGGCTTTGAAGTCAGTTTCATCAACACGGGCGGCGCGACGATGACCGTTGCGGCTGGCACGGGCTGGTCTACCGTTGGTACGCTGACGGCGACTACGCTTACTTCGGCCTTGTTCCGCGCCCGCAAGACGGGTGACGGCGCTTGGACGCTGTACCGTATCGTCTAACGGCACTGGGAAAGGGGGCTTCGGCCCCCTGACCCTTTATGGTTATCTACCTACGTCACCCTGCCCACGGAACCAAAGTCGCTATTAGCGAGGGTGAGGCCGAGGCAGATGAAAAGAATGGCTGGTCGCGGTACAATCCCGACACGCCCGCCGAGGCGGCTTCGGTCAACGAGCTTGCTGCTCGCCGTCGAGGACGACCCCCTAAGACCGCTGAGGGCTAAAAATGGCTACCGCAGGTGAACTGATTAACGGTGCGCTGCGGCTCATCGGGACGCTGGCTGAAGGCGAGACGACCTCCTCCGAGGCATCTGCTGACTCGCTTCTTGCCATGCAACAGATGATTGACTCGTGGTCTACGGAACGCCTGTCCATCTTTACCACGCAGGAACAGGTGTTTACTTGGCCTGCTGGCTCACTTAGCCGCACGCTTGGCCCATCTGGCGACTTTGTAGGCAACCGTCCTATTGTGTTGGACGACGCAACCTATTTTATTGACCCTGCGTCGGGCATCTCGTTTGGTATCAAGTTAATCAACCAGCAGCAGTACGACGGCATTGCGGTCAAGACCGTAACGTCCTCATACCCGCAGGTGATGTGGATTAACACCAACTACCCCAACGTAGACCTGCACGTTTACCCCGTGCCGACCCGTGCGTTGGAGTGGCATTTCATCTCGGTAGACCCACTGACTCAGCCTGTTACATTGTCTACCGTTTTGTCTTTCCCGCCGGGCTACCTGCGTGCATTCCGCTACAACCTTGCCTGCGAGATTGCGCCTGAGTTTGGCGTAGAGCCGTCGCCGCAGGTGCAGCGCATTGCGATGACCAGCAAGCGAAACCTGAAGCGCATCAACAACCCAGGCGACATCATGGGTCTGCCGTACAGTATTGTTGGTACGCGCCAGCGGTTCAATATCTTCGCTGGCAACTACTAAGTGAAGACCCCCATCCTTGGCGCTGCGTATGTTGCTCGGTCGGTTAATGCCGCCGACAACCGCATGGTCAATCTCTTTCCGGAAGCCGTGCCTGAGGGTGGTAAGGAACCCGGCTTCCTAAACCGCGCCCCCGGTCTACGCCTTGTAGCCACCGTGGGGTCCGGTCCTATTCGTGGACTGTGGTCGCACGGCGGCTACCTGTACGTTGTGTCGGGCACTGGCTTCTACCAAGTCACCTCCGGGTATGTTGCTACCCTAAAGGGTACGGTCACCGGCACTGGCCCTGTGAGCATGGCTGACAACGGTACGCAGTTGTTTATCGCCTGCAACCCCGACGGGTTCATCTACAACTACAACACCGACGTGTTTGCCCAGATTACCGACCCTGACTTTTACGGGGCGGTAAACGTGGGCTACCTTGACGGCTACTTTGTCTACAACCAGCCCAACAGCCAGACGGTGTGGATTACCTCCCTGCTGGACGGCCTGTCGGTAGACCCGCTGGACTTTGCGTCCGCTGAAGGCTCGCCTGACGGGTTGGTGTCGCTTCTTGTGTCGTATCGAGAGTTGTGGCTGTTTGGCACGGACTCGGTTGAAGTTTGGTACAACTCCGGTGAGCCAGACTTCCCGCTGACCCGTATTCAGGGTGCATTCAATGAAATTGGCTGCATCGCCCCGTACTCGACTGCCAAGCTGGACAATGGGGTCTTCTGGCTGGGTGCTGACGCTCGCGGACAGGGAATTGTCTACCGCGCCAACGGATACACGGGACAGCGCGTTTCTACTCATGCTATTGAGTACGCCATCCAGTCGTATAGCACTATTGCGGACGCCATTGCTTATACCTATCAGCAAGAAGGCCACGCATTTTATGTGCTGTCCTTTCCCACCGCTGGCAAAACGTGGGTCTACGACGTAGCAGTCAACGCTTGGCATGAGCGTGCTGGGTTCTCAACCGGCAACTTTTTGCGCCATCGCAGCAACTGCCAAGCAGCGTTTAACAATGTCCCGCACGTTGGCGACTTTGAAAATGGCAAGGTATACGTCCTTGACCTGTCCGTGTACGCCGACGACGGTCAACCGCAGAAGTGGCTACGGTCATGGCGTGCGCTGCCTACGGGTCAGAACGACCTGAAGCGTACGGCGCACCATGCCCTGCAACTGGACTGCGAGTCGGGCGTTGGATTGCGAGGTATTGACCCGCTATCTGCGGAAGCCTATGTTTTCCTTGATACGGAAAGTGGCGTTACTTTGCTGACAGAATCCGGCGACGAGATACTGCTGGATTTGATAACTACGCAAGGCGCAAACCCACAGGTCATGCTCCGCTGGTCGGATGACGGCGGTCACACTTGGTCTAACGAACACTGGTCGCCTATGGGCAAGATTGGCGGCTACAGCCAGCGCGTGTTTTGGCGTCGGCTTGGCATGACGCTGAAGTTGCGTGACCGCGTATACGAAATATCCGCAACAGACCCGGTTAAGACGGTCATCATGGGCGCTGAACTCATATTGAGCGGCACAAATGGCTGAGAACCCGCCTAATGTCACCCAGATACCTGCCCCGCGTGTTGACTTCATCGACAAGCGCACGGGACTGATGTCGCGTGAGTGGTATCGCTTTTTTGTCAACATCTACAACATTGCGGGTGGTGGCGGCAGTGCCGTTTCCCTAGCCGACTTGCAGGTCAGCCAAATAGGCGGCGTGTCGTTTGACTCCGTAGCAGAGATGGCAAAAACGCTACAGGACTTGGAACTGCAACCGCCCGTCATCCCCAACGGCGCTGGCACCGCAACGGTCACGTTTGCCAACCCCACCGCAAAGGTTGGGTCTACGGCGGTAAACGGCACGGCTACCACCGCCATGCGGTCAGACGCAGCACCAGCTTTTGACCTGACCGCCAACTACACCATGACCGGCGAATGGACATGGAATTATGCTGGCACTGGGTCAGCACTCCGTTTTAACGCCAATGCTACCAATTGGCAGGCTTCTTTTGGCTTTAACGCCACGCCTGAATTGGCTATCAATGTCATCAGTTTTTCAGGTGCTGCTTCTTTAGGTTTGTTTGTTGGCGGCAATCGATACTTAAGCATTTCTGCTGCTGGCAACGTAAACATTGTCAGCGGCACTTTGACCGTCAACGGGGCGGTTATTGTTGCTAGCACCGGCAGCCCTAACGGCGTTGTCACGGGCAACCCAGGCGATATGTACCTAAACAAAAGCGGCGGCGCAGGCACGACTTTGTATATCAAAGAGTCGGGTACTGGCACAAATACTGGCTGGGTTGCCAAGTGACCCGCGTTACCTTTCGGAGTGAACCATGACCGTCAATCTTTCCCCCGTTGCTGGCGCTGGCTGGCAGTTCTTTACCGACACCGGCACGGTTCTGTCTGGCGGCTTGCTGTACACCTACGCAGCCGGTACTACTACCCCCGCCACCACCTATCAGGACTCGGCAGGGCTGGTGCCTAGCGCCAACCCCATCGTGCTGGACTCCGCTGGGCGGGTGTCTGGCGAGGTCTGGCTGACCTCCGGTACGTCCTACAAGCTTGTTCTAAAAACCTCCGTTGGCGTGACCATCTGGACGATGGACAACCTGCTGGGCATCAACGACGCTACGGCTGTGGCGTGGGCGGCTATCACCGGCAAGCCCACTACCATCTCCGGCTACGGCATCACAGACGGCCTCACAACGACCGTGGCGGCGACTACCTACGCCCCCCTAGCCAGCCCATCCCTGACCGGCACGGCGTCCGCTACGGATGAAGCGGCTAACTCCTACAACATTGGCTGGCGCGACTGTCCGCAGAACGCCAAAACTGCCAACTATCAGTTGCTGATTTCTGACCGTGGCAAGCAGGTGCTGATGAACGGTGCGTCCCTAACGCTGACCGTCCCCGCCAACGGCACGGTAGCCTTCCCGATTGGCGCAACCCTTATGGTGGTCAACACCAACGCCACGGCGCTGACCATTGCCATCACCACGGACACCATGACGCTGGCTAACAGCACCACGACCGGCAGCCGTACCCTTGCCCAAAACGGCATGGCGACCCTGACCAAGATTGGCACGACCAACTGGCTGATTGCCGGTTCGGGTCTGACCTGATGAGCGGCATCCTCGCCGCATCGCTGGTTAACAGCAGCGCCTCGCCCGGTACGTTTGACTACGGCACCGCAGGCGCCGGCACGCTGACCATCCCCGGCGGCTACACGACTTGCACCCTACAGGTGTGGGGCGGTGGCGGTGGCGGCGGCAGGGGTGGCGCTTTTGGTGCTTTTGGCGGTGGCGGCGGCGCTGGCGGGTACTCCAAAAGCAGCCTGACGGTGACGGGTGCGGGCGGGAAGACAATTCTTTATACTGTTGGTGCCGGGGGTATTGCCAACGGCGGGGCTGGCGGTCTGTCAAATGCCTACGCGGGCACGTTCACCATGACCACGATGACTGGCAATGGTGGCAATGGCGGGTCACCCGGCACGAACGGCACGGGCGGTACGGCTACTGGCGGCACGGTTACTAACGCGACTGGCGCTAGCGGTGCTTCAGGTGCTGGCGGCGCAGGTTATTCCGGTGACGGTGGGCTGACGGCAGGTGCAGGTGGTGACGGCGGTGATGCTGGTGAGGTTGGACCTCCGGTTATGCCAGCCACCAACGGCTTGCCTGGTGATGCCGGTCGCGTCCGGTTTGTGTTCAGTTAAGGAGTGGACATGGAAACTTTGTTCATCATAGTGGTCACAGGCTTTGTCGTTTACGGCATCTACCACGTTTGGTACGTTCCACGTGAAACGATGAAGAAGTCCGGTGGCTCCCGTCCGGTTGACTCTGTGAAGCAGGACAAAAAGTGACAGTCACGATTAAGGTGCTGATACCGTCCAAGATTGCGGAGTCTGCTCAGACTACGCAATACACGGCTGGCGGCGTCAAAACTATCATTGACAAGTTCACGGCGACCAACTACTCGGGGTCGGCGGCTACCCTGTCTGTCAACTTGGTCACCCAGTACGACAGCACCGGCAACCAGAACCTGACCGTGAAAACGAAGTCGCTGGCGGCTGGCGAGACGTACACCTTCCCTGAGATTGTCGGTCACTACCTAGAGTCCGGCGGGTACATCTCAACGCTTGCGGGTACGGGTTCGGCTATCAACATCCGCGCTAGTGGGCGGGAAGTGACGTGAGCCATCGGGAGTCACTGACGGCGCATTTTGAGCGGTTAGACTTGCCGCCGGATGCCGCTGCGTGGCTCCTGAACCTGTGGGACGTAATACAGGTGTTTGACGACCTGTACGACCGCGATGAGGTGTCGCGGCACACCGTCCTGACGACCGTATGGCGGGTGCTAGTAGCGATGCCTGCTAACCCGTTCTACAAGGTCAACGAGCCGCACCTGTCGCCCATTATTGCCAACGCCCTGTTCAAGTGGCAGGCGGCGAATGTGGCAGAGGACGACTATACCGTCAGCGAGGTTTCCTTCGTCTGGCGTGCTGCGTTTTACGATGTTGTGTTAATGGTAGTCGCGCTTTGTCACGGCCCCGACAAAGCACTTGAAATTGCACACGATGTGATGGGGCTGTACGGCGAAAAGTACGCCGACTACCTGAAGGAGTTTGACCATGCCTGACCCGATAACCGCAGCAGTCGCCGCCGTAAAGGGCGGTAGCGCCATCCTGCAAAAAAAGAACCTCAAGAAAGCGGCAAAGAAAACTGCTGAAACGCTAGCTGCTGGGCAGGAAAAGTCGCTTGCTCTCCAAAAGGAGATGTACGACAAGCAGGTTGCCCTGCAAAACCCGTACTTGCAGGCAGGCAACCTGAGCAACGCCGAACTCATGCGGCAGATGGGATTGTCCGGCGATGCCGCCTCTCAAGGCTACGGCAATATGCTGCGCGATTTTACGATGTCGGACTATCAAGCAGACCCCGGCTACGCTTTCCGCTTGCAGGAAGGGCTGAAGGGACTTGACCGTCAGGCAGCGGCACGCGGCGGGCTTATTTCCGGTGCTGCCCTGAAAGCCGCTAGCGACTTTGCTGGCAAACAAGCGTCGGCTGAATATTCTAATGCCTACAACCGCTATAACCAAAATCGTGGCCTGCGTTACGATATGTTGTCTGGGCAGCAGGGTGTTGGTCGCCAAGCGGCTAATCAACTTGGTCAGGCGTCGCAGTTTTATGCGACTGGCGGTGGGCAGAATATTGTCAAGGCCGCTGAAGCGCGTGCATCGCAGTACCAACCAATTGCCAACGCTAGCAACGCCATGATTGGCAGCTTGACCAGCATGGGAACTGACTTGCTTGGCGGTTTCAATAAGTCTCCGGGTGACTACAGTGGTGCTGGCTACGGTCCCGGCCCTTACGCTCCGCCCGTCGGCACTCCCGGCATTAAATACTGAGGCCACAACCATGCCTTTAGAACAAATTAACAACAACGGCTACCAGATGTTTCTGGACACCGATTCTGTGTTTGCTCCGCGAGAGCAAGGACTAGAACGTCAGGCCAAGCAGAACGCCCTTGCGCGTCAGCAATCCGTGCGTAATGCGCTTGCTCAAAGTTACAACCCCAAGACTGGGCTTACCAACTATGAGTTTGCCAATCAAATAGGTGGCGTAGATATTGCCCCCGAACTGCAAGCGTCGCAGCAAGCGGATGCACTGCGTCAAGAAGAATTTCGCAGCAAGCAAGCAACTACAGACAAGGCTAGGGCTGATGCGGCAAAAACTAACAATGAGTTAATGATTAGTCATTTGCAGACTATGGGCGGCCTTATTGGCGCTGCAAAAGACGAAACTAGTTATCAAGCTAATGTGCGTCAAGCTGCTGCTATGGGTTATGACGTATCAGAACTGCCTCCACATTTTGATGCTAATTATGTTGTTAATTTGCATCAGAGGGCGCTTACCGCCGAGCAGCAGCTAAAGCAGCAAAATGAAGAAGCAACATTAGCCGCTACGCAAGCGCGTGACCAAGCAACGGCGGCTTATCAAACCGGTCAGCTTGGCGTGGCACGGGGAAATCTTGAAGTTAACCAAGCAACTGAAAGACGAGCGCAAGCGGCTTACGAATCCAGCATCAACCCTGACCTTCAGCGGCAACTTGCAGAAGCTAAAAAGCGGGGCGAAGAAAACGCTGGCAAAGGTCCGGCGGCTACTTCGGCAGCAGCAGCGCAGGCGTTCCTTACGTCGGCAGGCTATGACCCCAAGACTGGCTCTGATACGGTATCTAAGCTGATTCCCAAGTCTACTGGCGGCTTGTTGCAAACTGCCGTAGCAAAGACTGCTGGCGCATTTAACATTACAACTTCGGGTCAGGAAGCAATCGGTCAGTTGGCTTCTAGGTCGTCTAAGTTGGTGCTGGACTTGCTTGGCGGCAAACTGGGTGCAGGCGTGTCCAACGCCGACCGCGAGTTTATGTTGCAAGCCGTTGGCGACATTGGAAACTCTTTGCTGCCAACCGGCGTTCGTTTGGCTGCTTGGAATGACCTTATGAACCGCATGAAGACAGCGGCTGGCGGCGGGGCTGCGCCTGCTGCACCTACGGCTGCTGGTCCGCGCAAAACTAAAAGTGGCGTAGCGTACACCGTTGAAGGGGAGTAGTCGTGCCTACATACACCATCAATGGCAAGCGCATAAAGACCGAAGCGGCGTTAACCGAAGACCAGATTGATGAGATTGCGGCAGACTTAGGCTCAACTCCTGCCGCTGCAACTGCGCCGTCTGCGCCTGCACGCAAAGACATTTTTACCAAGGACACACATTCTTTGGTTGGCGGCGCCTTGCAGACTTTTGGTGACATTGGCGCAACGCTGTTGTCCCCCGCCGACTGGCTTGCCAACAAAGTGCTTGGCGAGAATTACGACCGCCGTGCTGACATTCGGGAGGGCATTCAAAATATGCTAAACCCCGACGTTGAATCGCGTGCGTACATTGCTGGTCGCGCCGCGCCTGCCATTGCGGGAACGATGGGTGTTGGCCCTGCACTTGCTACTGGCGCACGCGCCGTTCCCGTGTTGGCTAGGTTTGCACCCGCCTTGGAAACTGCTGGGTTTGGTGGCAAAACTGTAGGCAATCTGCCGACACGAATAGCGGCTGGTGTAACTACTGGCGGAGCCGCTGCTGGGTTAATAAACCCAGAAGACGCTGCGTTTGGCGCGGCTCTTGGCGGTGCAATGCCTTTGGGCGGCGCAGTGGCGGGGCAAGCCGGGAAAGCGGGCAGTTGGGCTTGGGATGCGTTTACCGGCAACCTTGGCAAAGCAAATGCGGGCAACATTTTGCGGCAGGCAGCAGGCGATTACTTGCCTGGCATCCAAGCCGCCAATGCTGCCAATCCGAATGCACTGGCTAGCACGGCGGCGGCAGATGCAGGAAACCCAACGTACCTTGCTGCATTAAGAATTGGCGAAGCAAAGGACCCTGCCAATACGGCATTCTATGCAGCACAACGCGCGCAGGCAGATGAGGCCGCAGCACTGCAACGCGCAGCAGGTGGTGCTACGCAAACGGAAGCCCGTACCGTGCGTGAGCGCACCAAGGACGCGCTAGATGAAGTCACTCGTCCCATGCGCGAACGTGCGCTAGAACAAGCGGGTATTGGCGGCACTCGCGGTCGCGCTTTGCAAGGCCAAGCCGCAACAGCAAGTCGTGAATCTACGGCTGCTGTTGAAGACGTGCGTCGGTTTACGGCGGCATCTGACCGCGCTACTGAATGGGCGCGTAACTGGACTTCTAGCACGGGCGCTGGTCGCCCTGCCGGTATGCCAATTCCGCCTGTTGGCGCGACTTACCCAGGCGAACTAGCCCAGCGCGCAGAGCAGGTTGCCGGTCAACGTGCTGGTCAGTCGTTAGAAGCCGGTGAAACCCGTCGTGAAGCAGAAACCCGTCTTGCTAGCCTAAAGGCTGCTGGACTTGAGCCGTTACGTCCTGACACTGTATTACAGGGCATCCGTGCCAAATTGGCTACGCCAAGCGGCGCACTTAACGAAAATGCCGCTGCTGTCTTGACTCGCGTTGAAAAAATGCTGACCGACTGGACTAACCAGCACGGCGACATTACTCCCGAAGCCTTGTACGCCATTCGTAAATACGGCGTTTCGTCTGCCGTGGATAACTTGCTGGGTTCGCTTGACCCTGCGTCTAAAAAGCGCGCCGCCGCGCAAGTGATTGCCGAAGTCAATCCGCTTATTGATAGCGCAATTGAGAAGGCTGGCGGCAAGGGCTGGCGCGACTATACGCGCACCTACGCCGAAGGCATGAAGGACATTGAGCGCAAAGAACTGCTTGGCAAGGCACTTAGCCTTTATGAGTCGTCACCCGCTCAGTTCCGCAAGTTGGTTGAGGGCAATGACCCTGAAACCGTGGAAAGCATTCTTGGCCCCGGCAGCTACGATATTGTTCAGGAACTGCAAGGTCAGTTAGGGCCGCTGCAAAAGGTTGTTGAGGGCATCAAAACTCGCACAATGGTTGGCGAGAAAATGAAGGCCGGTGCTACAGCCGCGTCCGATGTTTTGCGCGCCAATCTTATGGGCAAACGCGTTCCCAATTTCCTTAGCCCGAAGATTGCCATCACAAATGCGGTGTTGGCTGAACTGGAGGGCAAGGTTAACGCCAAAACGCTGAAGGTGCTGATTGAGGCATCGCAGTCAGGCAAGGCAGCAAACGAAGCGCTGGCTACGCTACCTGCCTCAGAGCGCGTCAAACTGTTCAGTATGTTTAACAAGAACCCGACGTTGAGCAAATGGCTTGGTGCAGGGTCTTCTGGAATCTCCTCTACCAACGCCCTTGCGGAGCAATGATGGAAGCCCTAAGCCTATTCCAAGCCCTCCTTGCCATCGCCGTGTCGGTTGCCGGTTGGTTCCTGCGCTCGCTGTGGAGCAACCAGACTGCGCTTGAGAAGACCCTTATGCAGCACCAAATGGAAGTCGCTGAGAAGTACGTTCGCAAGGATGACTACCGCGTTGACCTTCAGGAAGTAAAGGCCATGCTGGACAAAATCTTTACGCTGCTCAACACGAAGGCCGACAAGTGAGTTTCGAGCAGGCCGTTGCCCTCGTCCTGAAGCACGAAGGCGGGTACTCGGCAGACCCCCGTGACCCAGGCGGTGAGACGCGCTACGGCATCAGCAAGCGTGCCTACCCCGACGTAGACATCCTCCGGCTGACCGAGGACGAGGCTAAGGCCATCTACCGGCGCGACTATTGGGACACCCTACGCCCCGACGAGATACCCTCCCCGCTTGCCATCTGCGTGTTTGACTGCGCGGTGAACATGGGGCGCGACAAGGCCATCCGGCTGCTCCAGAGAGCCTGTGGCGTCGCTCAGGATGGCGTCATGGGGGGCAACACCATAGCCGCCGCTAACCGCCTCCCAGAGGCTGTGGTGCGGTTCTCCGCAGAGCGTATTATCGCCTACACCGGCATCCGTGGGTTTGACACGTTCGGCAAGGGTTGGCTGCGGCGCACCATCACAACGGCATTGGAGGCTAGCAAATGACACCCCTGATTGGCGGACTGATAGACGCCGGCCTGAAGGTGCTAGACCGCGTACTGCCCGACCCTGCCCAGAAGGCGGCGGCGCAGTTGGAACTGCTGAAGTTGCAGCAGTCTGGCGAGTTCCGGCAGCTGGAAGCCGACCTGCAACTAGCCCTTGCCCAAACCAAAATCAACGAGGTTGAGGCGGCATCCGCTGACCCGTTTAAGTCGGGCTGGCGTCCTGCCGCTGGCTGGGTATGCGTGGCAGGGCTGGCCTACCAGTTCCTGTTTCAACCCCTCGCGGCATGGTCTGGCGGCGTTCAGGGCTGGCCCCCACCCCCCGTGTTAGACCTTGGCGACCTCTACGGGTTGCTGTTCGGTATGCTCGGCTTGGGTGCTTACCGTTCGTTTGAAAAGACCAAGGGTAAGGCTTAATCATGGCTGCCTCCCCACCGGCGAGGCGAGCCAAAATCCCTAAAACCTTCCACGTCATGGGCCACACCATCAAGGTGAAGCTCATCCCCAAGACCCGGTGGAAGGCGGGCAAAAACTGCGTTGGGTACTTTGACCCCGCAAGCATGACCATCGCGGTTTGCTCCAGCATGGCAGCGTCTGCACAGGAACAGACGTTCTGGCATGAGGTCACGCACTGCATTCTTTTCGCACTTAACTCTCCCTCTTACGAGAACGAAGAGTTTGTTGACCAGGTTGGCGGCCTGCTACATCAAATCGTTACCTCAATGGAGTTTTGAGATGGTTAAAAAAGTCAATGACAAGGATTTTTTGGAAAGCTGGCACAGGCATCAATCGCCTACGCTGATTGCCAAAGAGCTTAAATTAACTGTGCGGGCCGTGCTTGACCGCCGAAACTCCCTTGAAGCAAAAACGGGCGTAGTGCTGAAGGTTCGCAAAGTGAAAAAGCGAGCGCTGACTGGACCAGACGCAGTTCGCACCGCCGTGGAAGTAGCAACGGAAACCCGCGCCACTCACCTTGAGCAAGTCATTCCTGTAGAAATTGAGGATGGCGTGGTAGTGGTGTTTAGCGATGCCCACTACTGGCCCGGTGAGCCAACGGTTGCCCACCAAGCCCTACTTGCTGTTTGCAAACAGCATAAGCCCAAGGTCATCATCGCCAACGGTGACGTGTTTGACGGGGCTACCATCAGCCGTCATCCCCGCATGGGCTGGGAAAACCGGCCTACGGTGAAAGAAGAGATTGAGGTGGTTTGCCTGCGGATGCGCGAGATTGAGAAGGCCGCGCCGAATGCAGTCCTGTTACGCACGCTCGGTAATCACGATTCGCGATTTGAGAATTATATAGCAGCTAACGCTCCCGCTTTGGAAGGTATCCACGGCACGTCGTTGTTTGACTTCCTGCCCCGCTGGCGTGGGGCGTTTGCCGTCCACGTTAACCCCAACACGGACGGCTGGACCGTGGTACGCCATGTCCATGTGACTGGCGGCATCCACTCGGCGTACAACAGCACCCTGCGCTCCGGTACGCACTACGTTCACGGGCATTTGCACAAGTTGCAGGTAGTCCCATACGGAGACTATCGCGGGCGGCGGTACGGCGTGGACACGGGAACCCTTGCTGACCCTGCCGGGTCACAGTTTACCTACACAATGGCAGGGCCGCTAAACTGGTGCAGTGGGTTTGCCGTGCTAACGTACCGCGATAGCAAATTGGTCTACCCTGAACTGGTGGAAGTCATTGACGGTCAGGCGTGGTTCCGTGGCGAGCGAGTTGCAACATCCTTGTAAATTGACCGCCAGTTGGTAAATTTGCAAGGTTCCGAAACGTCGGCAGTTCTCAACCTTTGACGACAGGAAGCAACATGGACAACATCAACCCCGCCCACTACCGCCGTAACTCGATTGAGACCATTGAGGTCATCGAGGTCATGGTATCTGGATGGCCTCCCGAGACCGCCTACAGGCTGGGCAATGTCTTGAAGTACCTGTGGCGGCATCGTGAAAAGGGCGGCGTGGAGTCACTACGCAAAGCCCAGTGGTATCTAGAGCGCGAGATAGAGGCGTTGGCAGAGTTTGAGGAAACCTAGCCCAAGCAGATGATGCACAGGCGGTACGGTGTTTTACCGGACGCCTGGTTGCGACAAACCCAACACGGCCCGTCGCCCTTTACCTTGCCCGACAGCAGTTTCTGCACAGCCGCACGCTGCCGATGGTAGTCGCGCTTGTCCTTCCGTATCTCCTCTAGCGTGCGCTTGCCCCGCTGTGCGGGCTTTTTCATGCTAGTCATTCTTCACCCGGTCGGCGTAGCCAGTCTGTACCAGCAGTTCCTTACGTTCGCGGCTGGCGCGCAAGGCGCTCAGGCGCTGGTGGATGCGAACGAGAAACGTGTAGCGGCGCTCGTTCTCAATCTCCCGCGCCAGCAACGTCTCTAGGTCGCGCTCGGTAGCAACCAGTAACACCTTCTGCAATGATGGATAGTTCATAGTCAATCTCCTTTAAGTTCTTCAAGTGCAACATCAGCCACCGCCCGCTTGTCTTGCAGGGCGGCAAAAATCTTCTCGTCCACGGTCTTGTTGGTCATCAAGACGTAGACCCACACCTCATGGCGCTGCCCGCTACGGTGCAGCCGCCCGATGACCTGCTCGTACAGTTCCAACGACCACGGCAGCGAGACAAACACCATCCGACAGCCGCCGTGTTGCAGGTTCAGGCCGTGGCCTGCCGAAGCGGGGTGTACCGCCAGCAACTCGACCTTGCCTGCGTTCCAGCGGTCGATAGCGTTGGGGTCGTCCAGCGTTACCAACTGCGGGTAGCGGCGCTTGAGTTCCGCCAACTGCTCGACAAACTGGTAGACCAATATCGTGTTGGCGCGCTGGTTCTCCTCCAGCACCTCGTCCAGCAGGTCAAACTTGTGAGGCGAGAACCACACGGGCGTTTGTGTTGTCTTGAACTTGCCCGGCGTGTCGGTGGCAACCGTCTCTGATTGGTACACGAACCCCGAGGCCATCTGCTGCAACTTGCCTGTGACTACGCCTGCATTGGCGGCGACGGCCTTGGCGTCAGGGAACTCGACAACGAAGTCGCGCTTCATCTTCTCGTAGGGCGCACGGTCGGGCAGGTCACAGCGCAACTGCACCACGTTAAGCGGCGGCAGTTTGTCCTTGTACTCACCTGGCTCCAGCACGAACGTGGCGGGCTTGATGCGCGCCATGATGGACTCCAGCGCACGAGGCTTGGGTAGCCAGTCGCCAAACTCGCGGTTCATGCACACGAAGTACTGTTGCAGAAACGCGCCTTTTGACCGCCCTAACAGCGACTGGTCAACCGCCTTGCACTGCCCGAACACGTCCTCAAGGCCGTTGGATGTGAAAGAACCAGTCAAGCCCCAGCGCAGATTCATCTTATCTATGACGGTCATCAGCGCCTTAAAGCGCACGCCAGAAGGGTTCTTAAGCCGGGTCAGTTCGTCAAACACCACGGCGTCAAAGTTCAACTTCTGCTTGGCTAGCCATTGCAGGTTGTCGTAATTGGTCACGATGACCGCCGCCTTGGACTTCAGCGCAGCGCTGCGCTCGCTGGGCGTGCCCACGGCTACGGCTAGGCTCATGCCCGTCGCCCACTTGAGCTGCTCGGCAGGCCAAACTGAGGTAGCCACGCGCTTAGGGGCCAGCACCAAGAACCGCTTTACGACGCCATCCTGTAAGGCGGCGTGCATAGCCGTCAGCGTGATAGCCGTCTTGCCCGCGCCTACCGGGGCAAGAATCATCGCCCGGTCATGCTCGTACAGGAAGTCCGCCGCCGTCTCTTGATAGGGGCGTAGATTCACAGCAGAGCGCCCCACTGCGCCGCCATAGCGTCCGCGATGCCTTGGTAGGTAGTAGACCTTAGTTTCCAACGGTCGGCGCTAGGCGGCAGTCGGTTCTGCCCGCTGTCGGTCTGATTGGCCCAGCGCTTTTTGCCGTCCACTAGCCGTGGCTCAACCGTCCCGGTGGCGCGCAGCAACGGCAAATTCTTCAGCCACAGGCAGGTAGCCTTACTGGCGTCGTGCCCGTATTGCCACGGTTGAATGGTCTGGTCTGGCTTGCGGATGCGGCTGGAAATGCAACCGATGGGGTTCTCCAGAGCAATGTGGGCGACAGGCGCAGCCAGCAGCACCCGCACGAACCCCAGCGCATCCTCGGTCTGCTGCGCTCGTTCCGGGCGGCGCTTGTTCCAGTGCAGCCCGCTGGACGACAGATAGGTGCAAGGCGGGTGAGCAACCATCAAATCCCAACCGTCGTGCAGCACGTCCATTACGTCGCCTTGGTAATGCAATCCTGGCGTTTCAGCAGGCTCAAAATCGCACGACAGTGCGTAATGCCCAAGCGCCGTAAAGGCGTCACGGACGCGCCCGCTGTACTTACAAGCTACAAGGATTCTTGCCATTTGCGTATTTCCTCTTTATTCCACAACACTATGTGTTTCTGCTTCAGCCCCAGCACCTCGGCTGCAAACATCTTTTGCAGCGGCGAGAGGCGTCCGCCTTTGGTCTTCAGCTCGACAAACCATGTCTGACCGTTCGGCAGGCAGGCAATCCGGTCTGCCACCCCGCGCTGTGACGGGGAGGCAAACTTGTACGCCTTGCCGCCCATGCGCTCGACCGTCCAAACGAAGTAAGTCTCTATTTCACTTTCTTTCATGTCAAGCATCCTCGCATATAAAAAATATGTTGACAAGCCATTTCACCGTGCTAATCTCGCCTCCCACAAGCAGTACAGGAGAGTGAAGTGGCTCATAGTTCAATCGTCGGCGGGTCTACCGCCAAGCGCGTCATCAAGTGCCCAGGCTCTGTGGCACTGGTTCAGAAGATGCCTCCCAAGCCCTCGTCCAGCTTTGCCGACACCGGCACTCTGTTGCATACCGCCATCGCGGAGATGCTCCAGCAGGACAGCGAAATCAGGCACGTCATTGGTAGCCGCTACAACGGCATCGTGCTGACCGCTGACTTGGCGGAAGAGAAACTCAAGCCCGCCCTTGCGGCGCTGGATGAGATTGACCCCAAGGCCGATATGCGGTTTGCCGTTGAGCAGACCGTGGACTTTGGCGACATCCTGCCCGGCGTGTTCGGCTCTGCCGACCTCATCGCCCGCCTTGGCGACCGCGCCATCATCCTTGACTGGAAGTTCGGCGACGGCGTGGCAGTCGCGGCGGAAGAGTCGGAACAGTTGATGTTCTACTGCGCCGCTGCTATGCGGACGCCCTCGCTTGCGTGGGTGTTCGACGGCGCGAAGGAAGTCGAACTTATCATCGTGCAGCCGCCCAACGTCAAGCGTTGGGTGACTTCGTTTGACCGCATCCGGCAGTTTGAACGCGAACTCATCTACGCCGTGCGCCAGTCACAGAAGCCCCACGCTACACTGTACGCTGGCGAACACTGCCGCTGGTGCGCTGCCAAGCCGACCTGCCCACAGATGACTGGTGAGGCGCAGCGTGCGCTAGCGACGCAGGTGGCCTCTATTGACACCACGGTCATGGGCGAGTGGCTGACCCGTGCCGAGCAGTTGGAGTCGTGGATATCCGACCTGCGTGGCCTTGCCATGCAGGTGCTGGAAACAGGCGGCGCAGTGCCCGGCTACAAGCTGGTACAGAAGCGCGGCACGCGCAAATGGTTGAACGAGGACGAGGCACTGGCGGCGCTGCTGCCCATGCTACCGTCCGAGGAACTGATGGAGGCGTCGGTGTTGTCCCCCGCGCAGGTAGAGAAGAAGCTCAAGAAGCTGAAGCTCGCACTGCCCGAAGGGCTGACCACGACGGTCTCCAGTGGTAACACGATGGCAAGCGAGGATGACCCTCGCCCCGCCGTGTTGATGATTGGACAGCAGTTGACTGCTGCCCTTGGTAAGTTGGTTTAATAAACTCAAGGAAACTACAATGTCTGAAGTTGCAAAGTTTGCGGGCGCTAATCTGCCCGCCGTCACGTCCCTGACCGCCGCCCTTCGCTCGCTGGAAGTCGCCGCGCCCTCCGCCACTGCCATCCTTAAGATGGACAGGACGGGCCACTGGGTGTTCGGTGCCGACCAAACCGAGGCCGAGGGCGACAGCCTGTGGGCCGTCAATCCCTTCTCCTTTGTCCACGGCTGGATTGCTTGGGGCGACGGTGAGGTGCTGGCGGAAGTGGTGGAGTCGGTGACGAAGCCGATGCCCGAGGTCGATATGCCGCCGCCGGGTGCCAAGAAGGGCTGGGAAAAGCAGGTGGGCCTTGGCCTTCAGTGCTTCTCGGGTGAGGACAAGGGATTGGATTGCCGTTACACGGCGACTTCGGTCGGCGGTAAGCGGTTCGTGCAGGCGCTGGCAGCAGCGATTGCCGAGCAGGTTGACCGTGACCAGACCAAGCCCGTGCCCCTCATCAAGTTGAGCAAGGAGCATTACCAGCACAAGTCTTACGGTCGTATCTACACCCCCGCCTTTGAGGTGGTGAAGTGGGTCGGCATGGACGGCAAGGCTGAAGCTGTTGAGCCTGACGCCCCCGAGGCTGACGAACCCGCCGCTGCTCCGCAGCGTCGTCGTCGGATGGTCTAAGCGAACAGGGGAGGGGGCCAGCAATGGCCCCTGAACCTTTAGGGGGTTCAATGACTATTCTTTGGCTTGACATCGAGACGCGCAGCAAGTGCGACCTGTTGAAGCGTGGCGTTTACAACTACGCAGAACACCCGTCTACCGAAGTGCTGTGCATCTGCTACGCCTTCGACGATGGTGAGGTGCAGACATGGCGGCGCGGCGAGCGCCTGCCTATAGACCTGACGCAGCACAAGGGCCAAGTACGCGCCCACAACGCCGCCTTCGAGTGGCTGCTGTTGGCCTATGTGTTAGACATCCATTACGACTCGTCGCAGTGGTACTGCACCGCTACACAAGCGCGGGCCAATTGCCTGCCAGGATCTCTTGAAGACGTAGGCCGCGCCCTTGGCGCGTCTATGCGTAAAGACCATCGCGGCTCGCAGCTTATTCGTGCGCTGTGCATCCCGCAGGCAGACGGCACGTTCAACGAAGACCCGGCGCTGATGCAGGAGATGCTGGAGTACTGCGCGCAGGACGTGCGGGCTATGCGCGCTGTCTCCAAGGCCATGCGTGACCTGAGCATAGACGAGCAGCACGACTGGTACATCAACGAGCAGATAAACGAGCGCGGCATCCTTGTGGATGTTGACCTGTGCAAGGCCGCTATGACCTACGCGACGGATGAGGCCGAGGACATCACGCGCATCGTGCGCGAGGTGACAGGTGGCGCGCTAACCTCCGTCCGCAGCCCTCGTATGCGCGAATGGGTGCATGAGCGCGTTGGCCCCGAGGCCAAGAAGATGATGGTTCAGCACAAGGACGGCGAGGCTAAGGTGTCTATTGACAAGGCCACACGCGCTAACCTGCTGCTGCTAGCCGAAGAGAACAGCGACGAGGTGCCGCCCGATGTGGCGGACGTTATCCAGTGCGCGGACGACATCTGGGCGTCTAGCGTTGCTAAGTTTCAGCGGCTCAAGGAGTTGGCTTGCTATGACAACAGAGTCCGAGGAGCCTTTGTATTTGCTGGTGGAGTTGCCACCGGTCGAGCTTCTTCATATGGTGCCCAAGTACATAATTTCACTCGTAAGTGTGTCAAGGAACCCCAACGAGTGCGAGATTCAATGGTTGGTGGACTCGATATCGTCCCCTATTTCGGACGCCGAGTTACAGACGTTCTCAAAGGTATGTTGCGCCCTAGCATTCACGCCGGGCCAGGATATGCTCTCATCGTAGCCGACTGGGCCGCGATTGAGGCCCGCGCTAACCCTTGGCTGTCGAACGACCTGCACGCCGAGGAGGTGCTGGACGTGTTCCGCAGCGGGCGAGACATCTACATCCGCGAAGCGGCGGGCATCTTCCGCGTGCCCGAGGCCGAGGTCACGCCCGACCAGCGGCAGATTGGCAAGGTGGCTATTCTCTCCTGCGGCTACGCAGGCGGCGTAGGAGCCTTCGCGGCGATGGGCCGCGCCTACGGTGTGCTGATGCCCGAAGAGGACGCCAAGCGCACCGTAAACGCTTGGCGGCGGGCTAATTCGTGGGCCGTGCGCTACTGGGGCGACCTAGAGAACGCCTACCTTCTTGCGCTGCGGCATAAAGGCCGGGAGTTCAGCGCCGGGCGCGTGACGTATATGTTCGACGGGCTGCACCTTTGGTATGCCCTGCCCTCGGGGCGGGTGCTATGCTATCCCTTCGCTCGGTTGGAAGAGGACGGCGTGTCTTACCTTAAGGCCGCTTGGAAGCCTGCCGCCGACGCAAAGGAATGGCCTCGGGCGCGTTTGTGGCGAGGGTTGGCGTGTGAGAATGTCTGCCAAGCAACGGCTAACGACTTACTTCGTTATGCACTACGTCAGTGCCCTGATGCTGTTTTACACGTCCATGACGAAATTGTATTGGAAGTCCCTGAAGCGCAGGCTACGGCAGCGGCTCAGGAACTGGTGCGCGTGATGTGCGCCGCCCCGGCATGGGCAGCGGGCCTACCGCTGAAGGCCGAGGTCAAGGTGATGACCAGATACGGGAAATAAAAAAACCCCCGGCGGTCAGGCCGGGGGCTTAAGCACACACACATAGGGACACAAATGAACGCAATCGACTTCGTGAAATATCTTACCTCAATCGCCCCAGAAGGCGAAACTATTCTATTGGTTAAGCAGACGCCGCAGGAGGACGAGCAGGGCGCACGGCTTTACCACGCAGACGGCGCGCCGCGGGCGTACTTCAACACTCACCTGCCCGAGCAGTATCACCGCAGCAGCACCGCCGCCTGGTACGCCAACACCGGGTGCTTTATTGCCGAGCGCTTCGGCGCTCGCCCGTCTTTCGCCGCCGCTAACTGCGAGTCCGTGGCCTTCCTGATGCTGGACGACATCGGCACCAAGTCCAACACGCCCCCGCTGGCCCCAACATGGAAGATTGAGACCAGCCCCGGCAACTACCAGTGGGGCTATACCTTCCGGCTGGAAGACCAGCCGAGCAAGGCCGACTTCACCGCCGCCGTGCGGGCGATAGCCGAGGGCGGGTTCACCGACCCCGGCGCGACCAATGCCGTGCGGCTGTTCCGCATCCCCGGCAGCGTCAACCTGAAGGCGGGCAAGGGCGACTTCGCCGCCCGCATGGTTGAGTTCCATCCTACCCGCGAGTTCAGCCTCCCTGAGATATGCGAGGCGCTGGGCGTTGTCCCCGGCCCTGCCGACACCGCCGAGGTGCGCGCCATTCGCCTGTTGGACGACGGCAAAGACCCCGTGCTCCAGTGGCTAGCCGCCGCCGGGCACGTCTACGCCACCCCCAATGGCGAGGGCTGGGCGGGCGTTACCTGCCCCAACGCCGCGCAGCACAGCGACGGCAACCCAGAGGGCCGTTATAACCCCACGATGAGGGCGTTTTGCTGCTACCACGGGCACTGCGGCGAGATAGATAGCTCCGCCTTCCTTGCGTGGGTAGAGGCCGAGGGTGGCCCCAGCGCGGCCTACGGGCTGCGCGAGGAGCTTCTAGCCGCCACGATGGGCGAGGCGCTAGAGCGTTTGCGCCCAACCGAGGCGTTCCCCGACGCCGCCAGTAACGTTGTAGCCGAGGTGCAGCGCAAGGAACTGGGGCGGCTACAGAAGGCGGACTGGTTCGCCCGGTTCGCGTACATCCAAGCCAATGATATGTTCTTCGACCTAGTGGAGCGCCGCGAGGTCACGCGCTGGGCCTTCAACGCCCTGTATCGGCACATTGAATGCCGCTGTGTGCATAACCCTAAACGCAAGGTCGAGGCGTCCGTAGCCTTTGACCAGCACCGACAGGCGATGGGGTCGCATACCCTCGCCGGGCTAACGTATGCGGCGGGCGAGTCCATGCTGTGCTCCCGCGAGGGGCAGGTGTTCGCTAACCGCTGGCGCGATGCGCGCCCCGAGGCAGCGCCTGGCGACGCCCGCCCGTGGCTGGAACACGTCGAGCGCATGATTCCCGACGAGATGGAGCGCGAGCACGTCCTCAACGTCATGGCCCACCGTATCCAGTTTCCCGGCGTCAAGTGCAACCACGCCATCCTGCATGGCGGCCTACCCGGCTCCGGCAAGGACACCTTGTGGGCACCGTTCCTGTGGGCTATCGGCGGCGACTCACAAGACAACATAGCCACCGTGCGTAACGAGGAGGTCAACTCCAAGTGGGGCTATAACCTAGAGTGCGAGGTCATGGTGGTGCAGGAACTGCGCCAGAGCGAGGCCAAAGACCGCCGCTCGCTAGAGAACAATCTTAAGCCGCTGATAGCCGCGCCGCCGTTCTTCCTGAACGTGGAGCGTAAAGGCCTGGCCCCATACAAGACCGCGAACCGCCTGTTCATGCTCTCTTTCAGTAACGAGCGCGTGCCGATTAGTTTGCCCAGTGACGACCGTCGGTGGTTCGTCCTGTGGTCGGAGGCCTCGCGCATGACCAAGGAGGACTCCGCCCGGCTGTGGGGCTGGTACGCTCGGGGCGGTATGGCAACTGTCTCCGCCCATCTCCACGCCCGTGATGTGTCGGCCTTTGACCCCGCCGCCACGCCGCCGCATACGGAGGCCAAGGCCTTAATGGTAGAGAACGGCTTTAGCTCCGCCGAGGCGTACTTGGTGGACGCCATACGGGCCGGGCAAGGAGAGTTCGCCCGTGGGGCTGTCTGTGCCCCGTGGGGGCCGCTGCTCGACCGCCTACAGGGCCAAGCGCCGACAGGAACGAAGCTCTACCCCGCTGCCCTGTTCCACGCCATGCGCGAGGCCGGGTGGCTAGACAAGGGCCGGGTACACTCCCGCCAGTACCCCACCAAGAAGCACCTGTTCTGTTGCCCGCAACTGGCAGACGCCAACGGGGCGGAGTTGCGCGGCATAGCAGAAAGCCCCGGCACTGCTGCCGGGGCTTTACGGGTGGTGAAGTAGAGCAGAGGGCGGAGCTAGCCGATATCGAATAGCTCCGCCACCACTGCCGCCAATAGTAGCCCGAGCAGGTACAGCACTACCGAGCGGGCGGGCGGGGCCTGGTGGCCTTGCCCGGTTTGCGCTGTACCTCATTCGCCGGGTGCAGCAACCAGCGCCGCCCGGCGCGCTCTATAGCCTCCCTCTGCCTCTCTGCGAGCCGTTCCATGTCCTCCGGTGTGGTAGCACCGACAAACAGCCCGCCGCCGTCCTGCGCTCTCTGTGCGCGACTAGCGCGCCATGTGTCCCGTATGAATGCTGTGATGTTTAGCATTAGCGGCAGTCCTGTTTCGGGGCGCGCTCGCGCTCCAGTTCTTCCGCCATGATGTGGGCGTCAAGCGAGAGGCGCTCCAAGTCGCCGCGCAGGCGGTGAATCTCCAACCGTGCGCGCTCCAGTTCTAGTGCGAGAACGTCGCGCTCCGCGCCCCGGTCGTCGGCTAGTTGCCGCCAACCGTCGCATATCTTTTGCCAACCGTTACTTGTGTCCATCATGCGCCCCCTATCCATTCGGCTATGCAATTGTTGCCCGCCGCTATCATTTGATTTTCAACATCCTCGGAGTCTATGGCCTCGAGTTCCGCCGGAGTGAACAGCGCCACGGCCCACCCACGGGCGCGCATGGCTTGAATGACCGCAAGGTCGGCGGCGGAGATGCAATCCTCAAGTATAGGATCCTGGTAGTTTTCGGTGTTCATTGTGCGATGTCCTCTTGTGTGTTTGTGTGTGGCCCCATCCAGTACGGATTGAATCCCTGCCCGTGACAGTGCGAGCAGGGCAGCCATGCGTACTCGTCTAGCGGGTGGGGCACCTCCCCGCCGCCGAAGCAAGCGGGGCAGCGTGGGCGGCTCTCGGGCTTCACTCTACGTACCCATCATAGGCGGTGGGGTTCTCTTCGCCCCATGCGTCCAACATATGGTGGGCGATAGCGTGCCAGTCAACATCAGACAGGAACGACAGCGCGTAGTCGCGGGCGAGGCCTTCAGTGCTGCTCTCACAGATGACGTACTCCGCATGTTCCTTGAGCGCGGCTTGGAGTTTGTAAGCGTCGTCGTCGCGGTCGTCACCGTCCGGCTCGAAACAGATATCAGAGAGGGTGAGACCGTCGAACATCTCAAGGTTTACGCGCCATGTGGCGTAGTTCGTCCAGCCGTTGTAGCCGTTGTTTTCGATAGTCATGTCATGTACTCCAGTGCAGTGTATTAGATGCGGTGCGGTAACTTGCACCCGCTAGCGCACTGTTGCCAGTGCGCTAGCAGGTTAGGCTACAGGCGGGCGATAAGTTCGCGTGCTTCGTCACAGAGGCCCGCTAGGGGATTGTTGCCGCCCATGCGGGACTCAGCCGCCAAGAGGCGCTGAAGCGCCGCCAGCAGTTCCGGAGCCGCCGCTATCAGTCGGGCGTTAGCGCGGTGGCGCTCCCAGCGCTGCGGCTCGTCGTGGTCAAAGAGGCCGCTAGCCTGCCAGTCAGCCGCCACGCTGGGTGAGGGGCAGTCTTCCATGCGGCAAACGAACAAGCCGTCATTGTCGCGTATTTCGGACTGGTCTTGAAATACCGGGTCATATTCAAAGTGGATAAGTTTCCAGCGCTTCACAATGTGTACTCCAGTGTATTAGATTAGTGGACGGGTCAAGATTAGCGCGGCTGCGCCGGGCTGTCAAACGATGTGGCACAGCGCCGCCCGTCGCAGTCGGTCGGGTCGCTAGTGAGGACGAGCAGCAGCAGCGCCGCGAGCAGCGCGAGCAGGTGCCAGCGGCGGAGAGGCAGCGGGCGCTGTAACCATGTCTTGTCGGCGTAGTCTTTCATGCTGCCACCACAGCAATGCAGTTGCGCAGCGTCGCGGCTTCTAGTAGCGCGCCATGCGGCACAGAAAAAGTGCCGGACACAGCGTCGAGTTTCACAATCTTGTGTTGGCGGTAGTACGCCAACACTTTGCGGGCGGTGGCGTCGTCCGTCCCGGTGGCCTGTTTCACGTAGTCCGTGAAACGGTTTTCAGCATTCACGTACCGCTGGGCAATTGCTTTAAATGCAGTTTTCATTTTCAAGAGATCCTGGCAATGTGGGAAATTGAAATTTAACGAACGGACAGCGCGTAGGCGATGGCGGCGGCCTCGTCGCTAGCAGCGTTCCAACGGTCGGCAGCAGCAGCCATTGCCGCGCTGTCGCGGTTATAGCGGGCAAGGTCATACTCGCGGCTGTAGGCGTCCGACTCCGACATGGCGACTTGGTAGTCGTCCCACAGTTCGTCGGTGCTGCGGTACTGATAGCGCGCCTCAATGGCGGCTTCGATGGCTTGTTCGTGTTGTAGTGCGGTTAACATTGTCTTGTGTCCTGTGGTGGTGCTGGGGCGGCTGGATGCCGCCCCGTGTGGTGGTGTTAGGCAGCAGTGAAGCGGCCCGGCTTACGCCGGGCGGTACTGGGCGCGGGCCAGCGTCTTGAAGCCGCAGACGTCGTGGAAGGCGAACCAGCCCTGCGACTGGTCGGCGGGGATGACACCCGGCAGCGTGGTGTACTTCTGCCCGACGCTCATCTCCATCATCAGCCCGAAGCCGCTGCTGATGGGGCGGTCGCAGCACTTGCAGGTCTCCGGCTCAAACGGGTCATACGCAATTTCGCTGGCGCGCTTGGCGCTGTAGAGGATGCTGGCAGCGAGCATCACGGCGTACTCCGAAGCCTTTTGCGCGGCGGTGGCGGCCTTGACGGCGGCGGTGGCGCGCTTGACGCGAGCGGTCAGGTGCATGCGACCAAGGCGGCTGGCGTGCTTGAAGCCCGCCTTGAAGTCCTGCGCGGTCTTGAGTTCGGCGCGGGCGGCGTCGAGGACAAAGAGGGCGGCGATGTTGGCGTCAACGGCGGCGCTGTAGTCGGCGGCGAGGGTCTTGGTGGTCATTGTCTTGTGTCCTTTTGTGTGGGCGGCGATGTGTCGGTTTTAAGTTTGTATTACTTGGCTTCACGCACAAGTTTTTGTGCAGACTTCAATAGCATTTCTTTCATGCGGCTGTTGTAATTGTAATCATTGGAAAAAGACTGCTTGGCTTGTTCAGCAGCCTTGTCTTGTGCCAGTTGAATAGCCGCATCCAACAGACCAAGAATTTCACGGGGAAAAACAACTTCCTTGCCATTGATGGCAATGGTGGTGTTGGTTGGCTTCTTGATGGTCTTGGTGTTCATTTGCGTGTGTCCTTTGGTGCTGGGGCGGCTGGATGCCGCCCCGTGTGGTGCTTAATAGTTGTGGGGGATAGCGCCAAGCTTGGCGGCGGCGGCCTTCGCTTCGGCTTTACTTTTGAAAGCTGTTTGGCTGATAGCACCATTGAACAGTTCCGGGCCGTTCGTAATGGTGAGCATCCAGCCGCCGCCAGCTTGCGGGCAGAGCTTGTAGATGTGGGCGTATGTCATGGCGTCTTTTCCTCTGGGCGCTGGGTGGCGGGATTGCTACCCTTAAAAGTAGAATACCACAATCTTGCACAATGTCAAACAATCTTGCATGAGATATTTTCATGTGTGCGTTAGTTTTGTATGCGTGGGTGGTTTGGTGGCGCTGTGTGTAGCGGCGTGGTCAATTGTGGGTAGTGGCGAAAATCACTTAAGTTATTGATTTGCATATGATTATTACCTTGTGGGTAGTGTTTTAGTAGATGAAAAAGAAGCCAAGTATAAAAGGTAGGGTTATTGTGTATATGGATATACGTATACCGCTGCACAAAGCTGGGAGCGATTTTGTGGGCATGCCCAAAGTGCCCACACTTTATGCGAAGTAGGCACGGTGGCACGTTGTGGGTGGTTATGCATACAGTACTGGTTATATAACCACCCACAATTGACCACGCTATATATGTGGGCTGCGATGCTGTGGGCACTACCCACACTGCCCACATCAGTAGGCTGACATCAGTAGGCTGACATTAGTAGGCTGACATCAGTAGGCTGATATCAGGAGGCTAACATCAGTAGGCTGATATCAATAGGCTGAGACCAGGCCATGTGGCAGTGCAGCACGCGCAGACCCCCCCCGGTAGGGCCGACGCAAGGGCCGTGACTGTGACGGTGGGGTCGTGAACAATTTATTTTTTTTATGCTAGTCTTAAGCCATGACCTTCAAATCATTGCCCTTTGAACCTCGCGTCCTCAAGGCGACCGAAGCGCGCTTGCAGCGCATCTATGACGCCGCCAGGTTCGGGTTGAAGGGCGACGCGCTGGCGCTCGCTGCCGGTATGCTGCCGACCGAGTACAACCGCCTGTGCCAGATGGACCCGATAGCGGACATGGCGGCGCGCAAGGGCAAGGCTGACTCTGAGATGGAGCTGTCCGGCTACATGATGGAGGCGGCCCGCAGCGGCGACGCCAAGGCGGCGCTGTCTATCCTCCAGCACCGCCACGACTGGACAGCCAAGCAAGAGGTCAGCGTGGACGTGTACCAGCGCATCAGCATCACAGCGGCGCTGGAAGCCGCCAATGCCCGTGTGGTGGACGTTGCCCCTAGCCTCGACTACAATCCGCCCCAAAGGCTGGAAGGCCGTGTCGTTCAAGACGTAGAGGTGGCCCAGTGAACAATCCGTACTTTGGCGGTATGCCTAACTACCAGATGCCTGTGGCGGGGAACAAGTATGGGCAGAATGCTATGGTCGCTCCCGGTGCGTATGGTGGTGACCCTTATTCTGCTGGTAGCGGTGGGGGTATGGGCTACGGTGGGGGCAATCCTGGCTTTGCATTCGGCGGTATGTCGCCGCAGTACATGATGGGGCAGTACGGTGGTTACCCGCAGATGGGTATGCAGCAGATGCAGCAGTACCCGCTTATGCGTAACCGTGGTATGCGTCCGTTCCGTGGGCAGAATGCGCTGAACAGTATGTACGGGCAGATGCCGTCTCCTTACGCCAGCATTGAGTAATGCAAGAGCCAAAGTACTCCTCTGCCGATGAGCAAATGCTCATGGCTAAGCTATGGACACCTGCCATAGCCAACGACCCAGAAGCCTTTGTCAACTTTGCTTTCCCGTGGGGCGAGAAGGGTACGCCGCTAGAACACTTCCGTGGTCCGCGTAAGTGGCAGCGGGACGTACTGCGTGACCTGAAAACGCACATTGCGGCTAACGGTGGCAAGGTAGATTTCGACGTATTCCGCCTAGCGTTAGCCTCCGGTCGCGGTATCGGCAAGTCTGCGCTGGTGTCGTGGCTCATCCTGTGGATGGTGACCACCCGTATTGGGTCTACCGTCATCGTCTCAGCTAACTCGGAAGCCCAGCTTCGCTCGGTCACATGGGCGGAAATCACAAAGTGGCTGGCGATGTTGATAAACAGCCACTGGTGGGAGATATCGGCTACCCGCGTTATGCCCGCCAAGTGGCTGACGGAGTTGGTGGAGCGTGACCTGCGTAAGGGTACGCGCTACTGGTCGGTGGAAGGCCGCCTGTGGTCAGCGGAAAACCCCGATTCCTATGCCGGTGTGCATAACCACGACGGCGTTATGCTGATTTTTGACGAAGCCAGTGGTATTCCGGACGCCATCTGGGACGTTTCTCAGGGTTTTTTCACCGAGAACACGCCGCACCGCTTTTGGTTAGCGTTTTCTAACCCTCGACGCCCTACGGGCTACTTTTTTGAGTGTTTTGCCGCCAAACGGGCTTTTTGGAAGTCCAAAAACATCAACTCGCTGGATGTTGAAGGCACTGACCACTCCGTTTACAAGCAAATCATTGACGAATACGGTGAGGATTCGCCCCAGGCGAAGATTGAGGTGTACGGGGAGTTTCCGTCTGTCGGTGATGACCAGTTTATCCCCGCGCACTGGGTAGATGAGGCGTTTAAGCGTCCCCGGTGGAAGGATGAGACGGCCCCCGTGGTCATCGGTGTAGACCCCGCCCGTGGTGGCGCGGACTCAACCGTGATTGCCGTGCGCCAAGGCCGCGACATCATCGCCCTCAAGCGGTATTCCGGTGAGGACACCATGACGGTGGTTGGGCGGGTGATTGAGGCGATTGAGGACTACCGCCCTGCGCTGGTCTGCATAGACGAGGGCGGGTTGGGCTACGGCATCCTTGACCGCCTAACCGAGCAGAAGTACAAAGTCCGTGGCGTCAACTTTGGCTGGAAGGCCAAGAATCCGGTGGCGTGGGGCAACAAGCGGGCGGAAATGTGGGGGGCAATGCGGGACTGGTTGAAAACCGCTTCCGTGAAGGAAGACCGCCAACTGAAGGCAGATTTGGTTGGCCCTACCAAGAAACCCAATTCTGCGGGTACAATATTCCTTGAGGGCAAAAAGGAAATGAAGGCTCGGGGGCTAGCCTCACCGGACGCTGCCGACGCCATCGCAGTAACTTTTGCTTTCCCCGTGGCGCATCGGGAGTATACTGCGCGCAACCCCGTCCGAACCTATAGGGACGGCACTGTCTCCAATTCTTGGATGGGAAGTTAGTTATGACCACGAATACCAAGCCAATCGGCGTTGCGTACGAAGACCAAAACATCATCGGCGCTGACAAAATTTATTCTGACAGCGAATTTGGTTATACCGCCGCTGCACAGGGCACTGTCACGCAGGCCACCAGCAAGTCTACTGCTGTCACGCTGAACAAGTCGGCTGGCCGCATTACGCTGAACGCTGCCAGCCTTGCTGCAACGACCAACGTGTCGTTCACGCTGAACAACTCGTTTATCAGCGCCAACGACATCGTTATTTTGAACCTTTCTTCTGGCGCAACCGCTGCCTCGTACAACCTGTGGGTTGATGCGCTTGGCACCGGCACGGTGTCCATCACGCTGCGTAATACGACTGCTGGTGCGCTGGCTGAAGCGGTTGTTGTTAACTTTGCCATCATCCACTGCGTGTAAGCATGGCTAGCAAAAAGTCAGTGTCCTTGTCTGTAGGTCGTGGCGAGAAAAAGCCCACCTCGCAAGGCGCTGGCTTGACTGCTAAAGGCCGTGAGAAGTACAACCGCGCAACGGGTAGCAACTTGAAAGCCCCGGCTCCGCATCCTAAGACGGAAGCGGACAAGGGGCGTAAAGCCTCGTTCTGCGCCCGCATGGGTGGCGTAGCCGCCAAGGCTAAGGACGGGGAACGCGCTAAGGCAAGTCTTCGTAGGTGGAACTGCAAATGAAAAAGCCTGGCCTCTACGCCAACATTCACGAAAAGAAAGAACGCATTGCCGCCGGTAGTGGCGAGAAGATGCGTAAGCCCGGTGCCAAGGGTGCGCCTACGGCAAAAGCGTTCCGCGAAAGCGCCAAGACTGCGAAGAGGAAGTGATATGCCGCTTATGAAGTCCCCCAGCAAGGCAGCGTTTAAGAAGAACGTGTCCGCTGAAGTGAAGGCTGGCAAACCCGTAAAGCAGGCTGTTGCCATCGCATATGCCACCAAGCGGTCTTCCGCAAAAGGGAAGCGTAAGTAATGGCTGATACGGGCATGATTGGCGCAGAACGGGTTGCTAACAGCCCGTCCTCCCGTCGCAACAAGGATGACACGGACATCCTTGCTGTTGCCCGTACTCGCTTTACGCAAGCCATCTCGGCGTACAGCGACTCCCGCGAAGATGAATTGGACGACCTGCGCTTCCTTGCCGCTAGCCCTGACAACCAGTGGCAGTGGCCCGCAGACGTTCTAGCGACCCGAGGGTCGGTGCAGGGGCAAACCATCAATGCTCGCCCCTGTCTGACCATCAATAAGCTGCCGCAGCACGTTCGTCAGGTCACCAATGACCAGCGGCAGAACCGGCCCTCGGGCAAAGTCATCCCCGTGGATGACAAGGCAGACCTGCAAGTTGCGGAAGTGTTTGACGGCATCGTGCGGCACATCGAGTACATCTCTGACGCCGACGTTGCCTACGACACCGCTTGTGACAACCAAGTCACCTACGGCGAAGGTTACATTCGCATACTGACCGAGTATTGCGATGAAAATACCTTTGACCAAGACATCCGCATTCAGCGTATTCGCAACTCGTTTTCCGTGTACATGGACCCCACAATCCAAGACCCCTGCGGGTCGGATGCCCAGTGGTGCTTCATTACGGAAGATTTGACCAAAGATGAGTACGAGCGGCTGTTCCCTGACGCTGAACCCATCTCGTCTATCATGACGCGGGGTATCGGTGACCAAGGGCTGTCGCAGTGGATTAGCGACAAAACCGTCCGTATTGCCGAATACTTCTACATCGAGCATGAGCGCAAGACGCTCAACCTGTACCCCGGCAACGTGTCGGCTTTGCAGGGTTCGCCCGAGGCCAAGCGTGCGGAAGCAATGGGTATGCCCATCCTGCGCCAGCGCCAAACGGACGTTAAGACCGTAAAGTGGTGCAAGACCAACGGCTACCAGATTCTAGAGGCTCAGGACTGGGCTGGCGTGTCTATCCCCGTGGTCCGCGTGGTCGGCAACGAGTGGGAAATTGACGGTCGGATGTACGTTTCGGGCTTGGTGCGTAACGCCAAAGACGCCCAACGTATGTACAACTACTGGGTTTCCCAAGAAGCCGAAATGCTTGCCCTTGCCCCAAAAGCCCCGTTTATTGGCTACGGTGGGCAGTTTGAAGGCTACGAGCAGCAGTGGAAGACTGCTAACACGAATAACTGGCCTTACCTTGAGGTCAACCCTGACGTTACGGATGGCTCCGGTAGCGTTATGCCGTTGCCGCAACGCGCCCAGCCGCCTATGGCCTCCTCGGGGCTGT